TCCACCAGTAAAAGTTTCACCTGTAATAAATTTTTGTTGAGAAGATATATAAAGATATCTGTTCCTGCCATCTTCTACTAATACTGTTGCAGTTGCTTTAGATGTTGAACCTGTAATTGTTTCGCCATTTACAAATAACCCTGTAGTGCCAGCACCAACTTCAGTAACAACCCTTTCACCATCTTCTAATAAAATAAATTCTAGTGTGTTAGTTTGTTGTCTTAAATAATCTATTTCACCTGTATAGACAATTCTACCTGCCTCTAGGTATTGATAATATTGTTTAAGGAATTTAAGAAAAACAGGATGGTCATCTCGTACAAAATCAGGTACCTGCCCATCAATAAGTGGGGATATTTTAGTGACTAATTTTGAATCATTCTTTGCCATTCATCTAGTACGCCGAACTTGTTGGTGTAGATGAAGGTGTTGATACAGTTGTAGTTGATGTTGTACCTGTTGAGGAAACAGTATACCCAACACCTGTTGTAGACTGTGCATCAACATTTCCACCTGTTACTGTATTAATTAAATCTATTTCTAGTATTTGATTTCTTACTGGTACGACATCATTTGATTTTGGAATTGTTGTTATACGAATCTGTGTTGATGATGCACCATCTACATCTGACACTGCAGAGATTAATAATGCTGTTGTACTAATTGTACCATTAGCATAATCTACTGTACCTGCTGTAGAATTTAAATATGTTCTAACTCCTGCAGATGATAAAGAATAGATTCTTAAATTACCAGAACCATCATCATCAAAGAAGTATTCTGTTTCTGTACTGTTATCCAAATAAAAACCTGTTGAAGCAATTACTCCACCACCAGCTGCATTATGACCTGAGTGTGGGTTAAAGAATGCATTGTTAAAATTAATATTATATGATGATGTTTCATTTACTGGTGTAAAAAATTTACCCATAGTAACAGTTGTTGTATTATTTAATATTGATGTATCTGTATTATCAATTAGTCCTAATAGTTTAGAATGTCTAAACGAACTATTAAACTCTTGTAAGTCTGTTGAGTTATAATTAGAAATTGTTGTTGCAATTAACGATGCCAAATCATCTTTAGTGGATGTTGTAGCAGTTGAATCATAATTAAATGAAACATTTAAAATTAGATAAGTTGTTTCTGGGTCTACAACCACTGGTGTAATTGAAGCAACTTTGAATGGAGCAAAGGCTGCAACCAAGTTACTCTTTTGTACAGTTGTTAGATTTTCACCTGTTGTAGATTTAATTGAGATAAACACTTTACCATATTCTGGGTTAGATGATACACCTGTACTTGTATCATAACTACCATCTTCTCCACCCCAAACAGAAACTGCTCGAGTATTTGCAAATAATTTTTTAGTATAAGTTTTATAATCATCTATTGTTACACATCTACCTTGAGCTGCATAATCTAATGGAGCATTAAGTTTTATTGATTGTATTGTTTCTGCTTCAGAACCACCTGATGCATTAGTAACAGTTGTAACTGTAACACCTGTAACACTATCTATAGATGCGGGTGATGAAAAGGATGATGCACCATTTGCTGCAGTTTTATTTGTAACAACATATTGTAGTATAACAATATTACCATCAGATAATGCTGCACTAACTGTACCATCACCAAAGTAAACTTCAAATAAACCACTATCTGTTTCTTGTAAATAATAAACTGTACTTGATGAAGATAGTTGAGTTATATCTGTTGCTCTAGTATAAGTTGTAGTTGTGGTATCAGATGCTGAGTTTTGTACTTTAACTGTTAGTGTTGTAGTATCTGAACGAGCATCACTTAATAAAAATCTTTGGTCAACATCATTAACATCTGCAGTATACCTTGTAGTTACATAACTACCTTCGTAAATATTTACACTATCAAAAGGAACAGCACTACCTGTATTACTTGCAGTTACATCTGCAACTGTAACAAACTGATAACTTGTTCCGTCAATACTAGTAGTAAACGAAGTTCCTGCTGGCATTGTTTTAGTTGAACCACTTGTAGATAAACTTACATTAACTATGGCAATAGGAGCTCTAGGTGATGACACTTCATAACCTAAAGTCTTTGCGTGAGATACTACACTTGAACGAAGTGCTGCACTATCTAGAAACATTTCATTTGCCAACATGTTAGCATTAAATCCTAAGTAGTGTGTATTATATGCAAGAGTATCCAATAGAACACTCATACCAGAACCTTCAAAATCATAGTCTTTAAATTCTTGTTGTGCTTTTAAAAATGTCTTTAAATTATCTTTGATGTTGTCAAAGTCTAATTCGGTTACTCTAAGTTTTCTTTTGTTAGTTGCCATCTATCTTAATCTCTCTAATAATACATCAAACTCTACTAGTTCTGTGGGTGCGTTAACTACATAAAAATGTACTGTTAAATTATATTCGTTTCTGTCTAGATTTGGTACAGCCGTAACTCCAACCAATCTTGCTCTGGGTTCATAGTTCTCAATGACATCCTCTACCTTTCTAGCAATGATTTGTGCAACGATAGGTGTCATAGGTTCAAATAACATCTCACGAACACCACCAGCTATTTCTGGGTGAAATGGTTTTTCGTAAGTGTTTAATAATACTAGATTTCTTATAGACCTCTTAACAGCCTGTATATCAGTAATTTTATTTACATCAGAACCTACTATTTTCTTAGTAAAGAATAAATCTAAATCGGAATATTGTTTAGCATTACGACTAATATCATTTTGAGCCTGTGCATCCTTATATGCTGACATTGGAAACCCCTAGTTATTTAATTATTATTTATAACAAATATTCTATCCAATAAGACTTTTAGCAGAATCTACAACACTTTTACCTGACAAAACAGTTTCATCAAACTTCTCTTTTATAAACTCTCCGTCATCTCCTATGGCTAGAGAAACCATTTTTGATTCTGTTCTAACATTACCATCTGCACCAACTTTTTGATTCTCTGCATCACATGCTATCTCCATAAGTTTTTCAAAGTCCAAACTTCCAAATGCTAATTTTAATGCTATAAGTTTTTCTGCAAATGCAATAGTATTACCAGTTAATGCTTTTAGTGCCTCTAACTCATCCTGTAATCCTAACTCTTTTAGAGTAGGTATATCTGGTAACATACCTTTTAATGCTTTCTCTGCAGCTTTTAAATCCTCACCAATTGAATCAATTAGTGCTGATGGGTCAACAGCATTTTCTAATTGTGTAATTAAATTGTCAGCAAATTTGTCTGCACCAGTTAATAAATCATTTAGTCCTTTACTTGCTCCACATACTGTTGATGTTATTTTACTAAAGTTTGCCATATCTTATTCTCCTATGATGTAGGTGCGGTTGTTAGAACGACTGTATTTGGTTGTACATCACCGCCTGAATCAGGCAATTGAACGCCTGTTCCACCATGTATGTGACCTGTAAGTTCTATACTTGTGCCAGAACCATTTTTTGCTGTAACTGTACTTCCGTCACCACTAAACAATAATGTGCCAACTGCCTCTGATTTAATATTCATTGTTGTTCCTGCTTTCACATTCATTGCTGCTCCTGAAATAACAGAAAGATTTCCAAGTAATGAACCTAGTCTTAAAGATGTATCACCATATACAATCATGTCTTTATAAGAGTGTATGGTTGCTCTATCTCCAATACTATACGACATACCACCACCAGTGGATATAGCTTGATTACCACCTATAGATAATATATGATTTATGTTATCACCTTTAGCTGTACCGATTGAACCTATTTGAGAATTTACAATTTGGAATCCATGATTACCTCCAATAATTTCTTCTAGGTTACCAGCACCTTCTCCTGCACCAATTTTAACTTGTTCATTTTTATGAATCTTTCTTGTGTAATTTCCTAATACCTCTAATACATAATCTCCTCTTATAAATTCTCTCTTAGTGCCTTCAATAGCTAAATTAACATCACCCTTTATTTCTACATTTGATGAGCCTGCAATTATTTCATAATTACTACCTACGACCTTAACTGTCTTTGTACCGTCTGCAACTATTTCTTCATAGGTACCTGACTTATGTTCTCTGTGTAATCTTTCTCCACCAGGTGTATCATCTATTTCTATTATATGACCTGATTCAGATTCGTGTACATGATTAAAAGGATATTGACCAGTGACTGTACCTGTATCTTCTACACCTCTAGGATGTGGTTCAGCAAAACTACCTCTTTCTTCTGTTGATGTTAATTGTGTTGATACACCTTTTAGATTTGGTTTAGTTGCTGTATATATTATATCCCTTCTATTTGCTCTACGATTTTTTAGTGCCGTATGATTCTCTGCATCACTTCCTCTTGCAAGTCTTGATACATCTGATTCACCTATAGTGTGACCAGAGTGAGATATTGTACCTGGGTATTTTCCATTAGGGTCATTGAATCCTTTAGATGCGTCAGCAGTAGATGCTGGAACACCAGGCAACGAACCCATAATGACTGGCTGTTGCTTCTCGTTTGCATCACGAAAGAATCCGACTACCCAAGTTCCCTCTGTTAGAAAGCTAGGTGAGTTTCCCATACCTTGCATGGCAGGGTCGGTAACAGGATGCATGACATGAGCCCATGGCAAATCTTCTGATGGGATTTCATTTAAATCTTGTGTATGGTAACCTAGACAACGGACTTGTACTCTACCAAGTTTTGCAGGGTCATTACGATTTTCTACAACACCAGTAAACCATACAAAGCCATCGAGGC